AGAGTAGTCATCCCTTATAAGCCTAGAGAGCCACAGTTACAAATCCATGAGGCAATGGATAAAAATCGCTTTGTAGTGGTAGTGGCGCACAGGCGCATGGGTAAGACAGTAGCAGCACTCAATGCGCTGATAAAAGCAGCAATGGAAAACGACAAGCCTAACCCTAGGTACGCAATCATTAGTCCAACATACTCACAAAGTAAGCGAGTAGCTTGGGATTACCTTTTAGAGTTTGTAAGACCACTAGATGCTACAGCTAATATTGCTGAACTTAGGGTGGACTTCTTTGGTAGAAGAATACAGTTATACGGATCAGATAACCCAGACTCACTCAGAGGTCAATATTTTGATGGTGTAGTGCTAGACGAAATTGGCGATCAGAATCCTAAGATATGGAACGAGATTATCAGACCAGCGTTAGCTGATAGAAAAGGATCGTGCCTGTTTATCGGCACACCCAAAGGCAATAACCACTTCAAAGAACTGTTCGACAGGGCAGGCAAAGAAGAAGGATGGAGTGCATTACAGTTCAAGGCAAGCGAAACAAAGCTAATAGATTTAGATGAATTATGGTCTGCCAAGAAAGAGATGGGCGAGGACAAGTACAACCAAGAGTTCGAGTGTAGTTTTAACGCAGCAGTAGAGGGAAGTTACTATGGAAAACTCATCAACGACCTCGAAGAAAAAGGTAGACTTTGCGACATTACGAGAGATGATCTCTGTAGAACTTATGTGGCTTGGGATTTGGGTATGGGTGATAGCACAGCGTTATGGGTGGCACAAGCAACAGGACAAGAAGTAAGACTACTAGACTATGTAGAGAATCATGGTCAAGGACTCGATTGGTATGTCAACTGGCTAAAAGATAACAAGTGGGAGAAAGCAGAGCAACTCCTACCACACGATGTAGAAGTAAGAGAACTAGGCACAGGCAAGAGCAGATTGGAAGTGTTGAGAGAAACTGGACTAGATGTTCGGGTTCTGCCAAGACTTTCTGTAGATGATGGTATTCAGGCAGTCCGTAGACTCCTACCGAGATGTTGGTTCAATATGCCACAGGTAAAGCAAGGGCTAGACTGTCTTAGGAACTATAGGCGCGATTATGATGAAAAGCGTAATGTCTTTTTTGACAAGCCAATGCACGACTGGGCAAGTCATGGAAGCGACAGCTTTCGTTATTTAGCATTAGGAATGGAACAAAACACTACTTGGTCGCAACCGATAACAGTAAAAACTTCATGGATCGTATAAATGGATGAACAGAAACTAAAGGTCATTCTCGAAGCAGAGATAGATGATGCTATCGGCTATGTAGAGACCGAAACAGTAGAGCAACGCACAAAGGCGATCAACTACTACAATCGTTACGAGTATGGCAACGAGATAGATGGTCGTTCTAAGATCGTAACAGGTGAAGTAGCCGAGGTCGTAGATGGTGCATTACCTCAGTTAATGCGTATCTTTGCTGGATCAGACGAATTAGGTCGGTTTGAGCCAAGGATGCCAGGAGACGAGGAGTTCGCCAAGCAAGCTACCGAACTTACGAACTATGTGTTCTTTAGCGATAACGATGGTGTTATCCTCATGCATAACTGGATGAAGGATGCACTTCTACAGAAGAACGGAATCGTAAAGTATTGGTGGGAAGACAGCGAAGATCCTACCAAGGAAGAATACAAAGGATTAAACGCAGAAGAACTAACACTTCTGTTTGCTGATGGCGAGATGGAGTTAATCAGCCAAGAGACCGAGGAAGTCGGCATAGACCCAATGGGTATGCCTATCCTTTCTTATAATGTAGTCATCAAGAAGAAAAAAGAAGTCGGCAAGGTCTGTGTAGAGAATGTGCCACCAGAGGAGTTCTTAATCGCCAAGCGCGATAAGAGCATCAAGAACGCACGATTTGTCGCACATCGCACAGTCAAGACTCGTTCAGATTTAATCGCTATGGGCTATCCACAAGATCAAGTGGACAAGATGCCAGCGTACAACGACCTTACTTATACTCCTGAAAGAGTAGCTAGGTACAGCGCAGGCGAGATGCCAGACGAGACACAAAGCCTAGACTTTACGATGCAAGAAGTAGAGTTGTTCGAGTGCTATATTCGTACCGACTTTGATGGTGATGGGATTGCAGAACTCCGTAAGGTAGTTTATGCAGGCAATCAGATTATTGACAACGAGGAAACAGATCATATTCCCTTTGCAAGCATCTGCCCGATTCCTATGCCACACAAATTCTTTGGTCAGAGTCTAGCCGATAGAGCAATGGACATACAGCTTATCAAGTCTACGATTACTCGTCAGATCCTAGATAACCTGTATCTAACCAATATGCCTAGGGTTACAGCCCTAGATGGACAAGTGAACCTAGATGACCTACTAACCACATCACCAGGCGGTGTTGTGAGGATTAAGTCTCAGGGCGCGGTTCAACCATTATCTGTACCGGCAACAGCATCACAGTCGTTCCCAATGCTCGATTACATGGATCAGGTATTGCAGAAGCGTTCAGGCGTTACTTCTACAAGCCAAGGCATAGATCCTAACATTCTACAAAACACCACAGCTACAGCGATTGCAGCAATGCAACAAGCAGGCTCTGGTCGTATAGAGATGATTGCTAGAATCTTTGCCGACACAGGTGTAAAAGACTTATTTGCAGGCATATTCCACTTGATCCTAAAGTATCAGGACAAGCCAAGGGTCATTCGTTTACGAGGCAAGTATGTCTCTATCGACCCAAGAGAGTGGAAGAACAACTACGATGTAACAGTCAATGTTGGTCTAGGAACAGGTAGCCAAGATCAGAAGATGGCTATGGCAGCGATGGTTATGCAGAAACAAGAGCAAATCTTGACAACCCAAGGCTTTGCTAATCCGTTAGTAAGTGTGGGTCAGTATCGCAACACACTTGGTAAGTTTATCGAGGCAGCAGGGTACAAAGACTCGATGGAGTTCTTCAAAGAAATTCCACCAGAGCTAGACCAACAGTTGTCTCAGCCACAGCCACAGCAACAGCAACCTAACCCTGCGTTAGATGCGCTAATGGCACAAACACAAGCACAGATCGAAGTAGATCGTGCTAAAGCTCTAAACGACATTGAAATCGCTAAAGCAAAAGCACAAGCCTCTATCCAACTCGAAAGAGAGAAGGCAGCAGCTAACCTAGAACTCAAGACAGCAGAGTTCCAAGCAGAGGCACAGTTGAAAGCAGCCCAAGTTGGTGCTAAATTAACTGGGGATGTCAGGATACCTGGATGAGCAAAGTAGATAGAGCTAAAACATTATTAGGTGATGAGTTTTTCCAAGAGTTGTTACAGACTCAGAAAGACTCATTCAAGTCGTATATCTTTAGTTCTGCCGAGCATGATGTAGAAGGCAGAGAAAAAGCCTTAGTAAAACTAAAGGCACTAGAGGAATTTGAAGCATCTATTCAATCAATCGCACACAATGGCGAAATTGAAAAGAAGCGTGTAAAGGTTTTTTAACAACCATAGAGGTCGAAAATGAGTGAAAACACCAACCCACAAGGGAGTGTAGACAATTCTGTATCAGGTGCAGCTAATGCATTTATGTCTTTTCTTGAACCACAAGCGGAGGAGGCGAAAGCCCAACCAGAACCTAGTGAGGCAGAGTATTCTGCCGAGTCCGAGGAGCAAGATGTAAGTGCAGAAGAAGCTGAAAGCCAAGAAGAAGAAGTAGAGGAACTTCCCAAATACCGAGTTAAAGTCTCTGGTGAAGAAGTGGAAGTTAGCCTTGATGAACTTTTGAATGGTTACAGTAGGACTGCCGATTATCAGAAGAAAACCCAATCTTTAGCGGAACAACGAAAGGCTGTAGAAGCTGATCGAGTAAAGATTGCGGAAGCAGCAAAGACCAGAGAAACCTATGCCCAACGACTCCAAGTTATTGAGCAACTGTTACAACAGCAAGACCAAGGAGAAGATCTGTCTAATTTAAAGGCAGAAGATCCTATTGCTTATGCAGGTGGCATGGCAGAGAAGAAGGAACGAGAGAAGCAATTGCAAGCGGTGCAGATGGAAAGACAGCGAGTTCAGCAAGAACAGCAGTCTTATACTCAAGCACAGTTGCAAAAGCATATCCAAGCAGAACAGGCAAAACTTGTAGAGGCTATCCCAGAGTTTAAAGACGATGTGAAAGCCGAAGTAATCCGTAGAGACATACGCAATTATGCAAAGGCTCAAGGATTTACCGATCAAGA